CGGCACCAACACATACCAAACACTCCTGAATGCAGGATATGATCGCTTCACTGCACCTTTCTGGGGCGGCTTTGACGGGTTTGAAATTACGAAGCCCGATCCGCTCTACAATAAGGGTATTACTGATATCAGCACTCCCACAGAAGACAACTCTTACGCTTATCACACATTTAAGCGCGCAATTGACACTGTGGCTGATCCAGAATACATCAATATGAACCTACTCTCTGTTCCCGGACTGACTGTAGACGCACTAACCGGTCACGCAATCAATGTTTGCGAAGAACGCGCTGACTCTCTGGCTGTTATTGATCTAGCTAGTGTTTACTTGCCAAGTCACGAACAGTACGCGTCTGATGTCTCTAGCCGAGTTGGAACAACTCCATCACAGGCTGCAAACAACCTTCGCGCTCGAAGAATAGACTCCAGCTACGGCTGCACCTTCTACCCATGGGTACAGACCAGAGATGCGGCCACCGGTCAACTCGTGTGGATCCCGCCATCTGTCGCTATGTTGGGTGTTCTCGCGAGTTCCGAAAAGTCTTCGCATCTTTGGTACGCTCCAGCCGGCTTCAACCGCGGTGGACTCACTGACGGCGCCGCAGGCATCCCGATTATGAATGTGACTGAACGATTGGTGTCGAAAGACCGAGATCTTCTTTATGAAGCTTCTATTAATCCAATTGCTTCCTTCCCATCCACCGGCATTGTGGTCTTTGGACAGAAAACGCTCCAAGAGCGTCAATCTGCGCTTGACCGCATCAATGTGCGGAGACTGGTTATCTACTTGAAAAAGCAGATTTCAGTTCTATCTACTCAAGTGTTGTTTGACCAGAACGTCCAATCTACATGGAACCGCTTCAAATCACTTATCGAACCCTTCTTGGCAAATGTTAAGGTCCAATATGGTATCACAGACTACAAGTTGATTCTTGATGAGTCAACCACGACTCCTGACCTTATCGATCAGAACATCATGTATGCCAAGATTATGATTAAACCCGCTCGAGCAATCGAGTATATCGCGATTGATTTCGTGATCGCATCTTCGGGTGCATCTTTTGAAGACTAAAAAAGATAACAGCACTATTTACAACTATAAGGAGTAACACAGTATGGCATTCTGGTCCAACAATTTCGCCGAGGGCGCACTATTAGAGCCCAAAAGAGCATTTAGGTTTAAGGTCGAATTTACTGGCCTTGATTCGGGCGCGAACTCGGGCACTTCAATCGCGTGGTACGCAAAGACAGCTTCAAAGCCTTCTTTTGCGATTAGCGCAGCAGAGCACAAGTATCTTAATCATACTTTTTACTACCCTGGTTCTGTTACATGGAACGATGTTACAATCACGTTGGTAGACCCTACCAAGCCAGATATGGCTGGCACTTTGGCGTCTATTGTGGAGGCTGCTGGTTATTCACCACCCGCTAACGCCAACGATTTGACTTCAATTTCAAAGGCCCGGGCAGCAAATGCTTTGGGTAGTGTAATAGTTACTCAAGTCGATGCTGATGGTAATGAATTAGAAAAATGGACTCTGTGGAATGCATTTATCACAGAGCTTAAGTTCGGCGACCTTACATATGGAGAAGATGCTTTGACGGAACTTAGTGTCACTCTTAAATATGATTGGGCACGCCTTGAAGTCACCGGAGAAGGCTCGATCGCAACCGTAGCCAAGAACGAAAAAGAAATGTTTAACGTTTAATAACAACAAGAGAGGTGTTATTTGTCAAGAAATCAAGATAGGCTTGGAGGCGGTTCCCCGCAAGACTCCTCGCCTCCCAACCAGCTTGCGCAGCCGCAAGCAGAATCCTTTTCGTTCGTTGTTCCCACAGAGTTTGTGGAACTACCATCGAAAGGGTTATTCTATCCCGAAGGTCATCCGCTGCACAATCAAGAGACCATCGAGATTAAGCATATGACCGCGAAAGAGGAAGACATGCTTACTTCCCGAGCATTACTTAAGAAGGGCATTGCCCTTGAACGAGTATTGGCGAGTATTGTCGTTGATAAGCGCATTAATCCTAATTCTTTATTAGTAGGCGACAGAAATGCTGTTTTAGTTGCTACGCGCATCTCTGGCTATGGGAGCGAGTACACAACAAAAGTAAGCTGCCCCCAATGCAGCGTGTCAAGCGAGCACACGTTTTATTTGCATGAGCTTACACCCAAAACCCACGGTCAGTTTGGTGGATTAGATGTACGCTTCAACGAAGAAGATAAAACATACACCACCAGGCTTCCTCGACTCGGTGTCGATACGACTTTCAAACTTCTTTGCGGTGCAGACGAGAGAAATCTTCTATCCCAGATAGAAGCAGCGCGTAAGAAGAATCGAGAAGAAAACACAGTTACCACTCAATTGCGCCAGATGATAGTTGCGGTTAATGGTGATGAGAATGGCCAAACAATCAACACGTTGGTCAACAACATGCCGTCAATCGACGCGCGCCATTTAAGAATTGTATATAGGCTTTGTATGCCGGATATCGAAATGGAGCAAGAATTTACGTGTAACGACTGTGGTTATGAACAGGAAATGGAGGTACCGCTCGGCGCGGACTTTTTTTGGCCTGACCGCTGATTACATGGAGAATGTATATGAGCAGTTCTTCTTTTTGAAATATTCAGGAGGTTGGTCATTTAGTGAAGCCTACAATTTACCAGTCGGGCTTCGTACATGGTTTGTCGATCGGCTAGTGCAGCAGCTTGAAAGAGAGCAGGCTGTAATTGACGGCGCATCTAAGGGGGGCGGAGGTTCCAATTCGCAGACCCTCACCCCATATAACAATCCCATGGGACCCCCCGGAACCAATAATCCATAGAAATAAGACAGAGCTTGGGCTTTGTCTTTTTTTTATTCTACTATTTATTGTATAATCCAAAAGCGAGGATACCTGTATGGCAAAAGAACTAACGCCCGACGAGAAACAAAGACTCAACGAGTTGGAGAAGGAGAACCTCTCCACCGCCGATAAAATGAACAAGATCCTTGAAGAGCGCGAAGGCACTGTCACAAAAACGACAGAGCAGCTTGAAGAACAAAACAAGAAGCTAGAGGGTTATCTCGAAAATCTCAAGAAAATCAAAGTTTTCGACGACGCCCGCGCCCAAACCGCCGAAATAGAGCTTGAGATTTTAGGTAACCAGCGCCAGCAGTTGCAAAACATGCTCAAGAAGAAGCTCGCGATCGCCGACGCTGACGAAGAAGCCGTCGCGGCTATTCGAGAGCAGCTTCACGATAGCATGCAACAAGAGGTGGCGATAAAGGCTACCCTAGAAGTGGTCCGGGAGATAAATACCGAATCTGCCCAACAAGTTGTCCTTAGCGATAAAACTCACAAATTAGCCAAAAAGCTCGGCATTGCGTGGAAGGAAGGGCTCTCCACTCAAATGGCAATAAACGCCGCCTCAAAGCAGGGGATGAAACTCCTCGATACGGGATTTAATAAGTTCATAGGCACCATCAAAGACATGATCTTCTCGGTGGATAAAGCCACGAAAGCTTTCCAGCGTCAATTCCAGTTTCACGAAAGTTATAACGACATGCTTGTTCAGCAGACGAGGGACATGAACGAGTATGGTGTTTCTGTAGAAGAAGTAACCGCAGCCCACACCGCGCTAGCAACAAGTATGAGCAATTTTGTATTACTGTCGCGACAAGAACAAAAGATGCTCACTGATACTGCGGCTCTCGCCCAAGAACAAGGGGCGGCTTTTGATGATCTATCAAGAGGAATGCACGCATCGATGAAATTCTTCGGTGAAAGCGCCCGCGGCGCAGATCGCGTCTCAAGAGAGTTGTTATCGACCGCCAAAGCCCTCGGCTACGCGCCAGGACAGCTTGCAGCCCAGTTTGGTTCCATGGCCAATCAGTTTGCCAAATTTGGAGACACCGGTGTAAGGGCATTTAAAGACGTCGCTCGCATCTCCAGGCTCACTGGATTTGAGATGGAGAAAGTATTAGCACTCGCCAACAAGTTTGACACATTTGAAGGCGCCGCAGAAATGACAGGCAAGCTTAACGCTGCATTAGGCGGAAACTTCGTGAATGCCATGGACATGATGATGGCTACCGATCCCGCCGAACGTTTCAATATGATTAGAGAATCATTAGAGAACGCCGGACTCTCATTCGATGAGATGTCTTATTATCAGAAGCAATTTTATGCTGATTCTCTGGGACTTAGCGATGTGGGCGATTTAGCGCTTATGATGTCTGGGCGCATGGACTTGATGTCTGGTTCTTCAAACGAAAGCGCAGAGAGTTATGTTGAGATGCAAGAAAGAGCACAGGCATCAATGAATATCATGGAAGCTTTTCAAGCAATACTTCAGGACAATGCGGATGCGTTTATTGGGCTAGCCGAGAAACTCAATGCGATTACAAAGTGGCTTCTTAAGAACAAAGGCGTAGTAAAAGGCATTGCCGTGGCCTATGGCGCATTAAAACTCGGCACTATGGGTTTCACTTTCGCATTGGGTATGCAACAAGCCGCTGCAGCAAGAGTAAGTGCCCAAATGTTGATCATACAAAATCAAATGGCTCTGGGTAACATAACTAAGGCCCAGGCCACGGCTGCAGATCTCGCGCTAGCGCAATCACAAAATATGGTAGGTGTCTCCGGAAAACGCGCCAGCATGGGGCTTGGACTCTTAGGTCTTGCGGTCGGAGCCCTGGTCACCTATCTGATGATAAAATCACCCTCTAAACTCGTTGTGGCTATGTTTGGATTTGCGGCTTCTCTCTGGGCAGTTGCCAGAGGTGGACAAGGCGCCCAACCTGGGCTAATGGCTCTAGGCGCCGGTCTCTGGGCAGTAGCACCTCCTTTAGCTCTCATAGCCGGCGCAATTGCACTAGTAATCGCATCAATTGGAGTGGCTGCAGCAGGATTTGGACTGATGGGAGCCGGAATGGCTTTGATGTTTGAAGTAATGACTGTACCAAAAACGCTGCAGCTTCTTGGGATTATGGTCGCCGCCGGGATATTCGGATATACAGGTGCTGGTATTGCTGCCGGCATTGGCTTCGGTGCTATGGCATTAGGACTTGGCGCATTAGCCTTTTCACTCAAGTTTATCGCAACCAAGGATCTTGAAGCAATTGCTACTTTTAGCGAGAGTCTGGCTTCAGTCGAAGTAAGGAAGATAGAAGCATTGACCAAGGCGATCAAGGGAGTTGCCAAGGCAATGGACGACATACCAACCTCCAAGGCACTAGCGCTCACTATGACAATGAAGAGCACTGCGGTAGCAACTAACGCCGCTCGTGCTCTTGTTGGAGCCGGCGGCGGATCTGCGAGAGTAGCGCCAGCCATGGCGGCAGCAGGCGGCGGATCTTCGGAACATACAGTAAATATCAAATTTGACAATGATATGTTTAAGAACGAAGTAATTAGAATAACAGATGACAATCGAGGCGCGGCAGCTAATGCCCAGTCTCAAGGAAGGGGATCCCCCATCCGAGGGAGATAAATAAATGGCATTTAAAAGAACAACAGCGCGCGCAGCTTTTGACGTAGGTCGTTATGATAATGCTGCCCTGGAGCGCATTGAAGATCACCAAGCCGGCGGCGCAACCGGTGCCGGCGAGCGCGCACTCGGCACACAGATCAGATTAGGCAATAAGACTGTAACGCTCCCGGCTACCGACGTGGGTCCTGTGACCAATTATTATGTCGATGGCACCGATTCTCTTGCTAACCGCGGCTTAACAATCAATTTGGTTCACGTGCCTACAGGGAATGGTGTCAGATTTAAGGCATTTTTGATGGCTTTTAACGAATCTTACAATAGCGATTGGAGTAGTGAGTCTGTTTATGGTCGTGCTGACCCAATTCACATGTTTAAGCAGACATCTCGCAGCATCTCGCTGTCCTGGAAGATAGTGGCGGCCACTGAAAGCGAAGCGGTGGAAAACCTAGTAAGACTGCAAAGCTTCTTACAAATGCTTTATCCAACTTACATGGAACCAAACGAAGCCCAAACAATCAATCAATCGCCGCTCATTCGCCTTCAAATCTCGAATATGGTTCGAAAAAGCGCTGCATCCAAGAATCTCGGTGATCTCCGGAGCGC